TTCTACCATGCATTGTAACCATCATCATGTTTTCGTATTCCATATCATGATAAAGAATGTCGGCCACTTGTTGTCCAATGTCGTTTACTTCCACAAGAACAAATGCTTCATTGTATTTCTGTGCAGTTGTGTAAATTACATTTGGATATAACATAGGAGAAATGTCGTTTCTTCTGTATTTTGCAACTTGTCTGTATGGTTGTCGTGTTACATCAAATACTGAAAATGCAGAATAATCAAGACCAACTCCACGAGCAACATCACACACCATAACATATGTGTGGTTCATAATTGGTTCTTGATAAACATCCAATCCATCATGAGAGTAAACCGATGATTTATATGGCATTGCCATAAGTTTGTCTGTGGAAATAAGTGTATTGGAACTTCCTAAAAACGAACATTCAAATTCCTGTTGAAACTGGCGGTCTGAAGTATTCCGTATCGTTTTCTCTTTCCACTCTTGATCCCGATCTGGAACTTGTGACCAATGAACTGAAATAGGAGAATAATCATTATTTCCTTCTTCTGCATCTGTCCACAACTTATAGAACATATTCATTCCGTTTGGTGTAGAAACGATGAATACCTTTGTGGTTTTACCAGAAGAAATTGTAGGATATACAGAACTGAAAAATTCTTCAGAGATGTTGTGGGGAACGAATGCAAATTCGTCTAGAAAAATGATGTTAAATGAACCACCTCGAATTGCAGATCCAGAAGTTGAACTTGCAAGAATTTTAGAGCCGTTTTCAAGCTCGATGTTTCCCTTGTTCCATATTAGAATTCCTTGTTGCAACCACTTCGGCATATGTTCGTATGCAAGTTGCAATCTTCCAAGAAGTTCCATTGCAGTATTTTTCTTGTTTGCAAGAATTGCAACTGAAACATTTTCATTGAAAAGAATGTAATGGAGAAGGTATGCAAGAATTGTGGTTGATTTACCAGACTGACGAGCCATCTTACAAATCACAAATCGTTCATTATGAAATCTGTTGATCATATCTTTTTGATAATCACGAACATCAAATTCAACTAAACCTTCATCAACTGAAACAATTTTTATATGTTCCCTTACAAAATGTAAAGGATCTTGTTGACAACGAATATATTCACCTACTTGTTCCTCTGTCCAATCTTGTTGGATGTATGCACCTTTTAATAGAGGATTTCCTAAGTACGTTCCATGTTCTGGCATAATATAACCTAAATTAAGTTTTGTACAACGAAAATTATAATAGCACTTGACATTCCCATGAGAAAACTATTATATGACCATTTTAAATACTTATACTTCTTCAATGCAAGTATTTTCCCTTGTCCAAAAATGTCTCCTGCCATAGAATCATATACACTATCATCAGTCATTAGGATTTTTGCATAATCTTCTTTGTATTCGTGTATGTCCAAATGTGCAAAATGTCCAAAGAATAAAGGATTGAATATAGGGGATTCCCTATCAATTTCATTCGATCCTTTCACTTTAGGGTAATCTGTATTTGGAATGATTGCAAATATTGCAAACAATAATGCAAGAAAACAACCAAATGCAAATCCGAGCAATGGCCATCTTATTGCTGCATTGTCTAAATTTGCAACTGTGACTGAAAAAACTATGGAAGTGACTGTAATCATAATATTTGCTTTTGCATCTGCCATCAATCCTAGTCTCATTTGATTACCATGATTGACTCTCAATATGTTATCAACAGCAGTACGATTTTCTGGTACTTCATTGAAATGATTGATAGTAATTTCTCCATTTTCCAGAGTTTCCTCTGGCCTTGAATAACGCGTAACGTGACCCATATTTTCCTTATTTTAGGGGCGGGGCGTACAGCAATCCTCCATGATTGTAAAGTTTATTCAATCCACGTTTTAATCCAAGAGGAGTATTTTCTCCTACATTTCTTTCATATATTTCTTTGTAATTTCCTACTTGTTTAATTATATCGTATGACCAAGTTTCGCCCAGGCCGAGTTTTGATCCAAGATGAGGATGATCTTTTCCATTTAATTCACCCATGAATCTTTGTATGTTTGGATCAATATTATTTTTAAATCTATCTATATTTTTTGAGTTTAATCCCATTTCTTCTGCAATGAACAAAACAAAAACTGACCATCTCACGATATCAGACCATTGTTGATCTCCGTATTTAACTACTGGCCCTAGTGGTTCTTTTGAAATAATCTCTGGTAAAATTATGTGCCATTCTGGATCATCAAATTGAAGTCTGTTTGATGCAAGTCCAGAACGATCTGTTCCGTACATATCACATTCTCCCTTTAAGTAAACATTTTTTGGTCTACTTGGAGATTCGACTTCTACTGGAACATAACTGATAAAATGTTTTTTAAAAAAATCTTTTATGTTTTTTGCAGCAGTTCCAGTTGTACTAAAACATATTCTTGCACCATCCATCTGTTTTGCAGAAGATACACCAAGAGTTTTTCTTACAATAAATCCTTGACCATCATAAAATGTAGTTGGAAGA